TCCATGGTCCGGGGGCATATTGCAGCGCATCGATCAAGCAACGGCTACCATGCAAACCCTTCTCGCACATCACCAGCGGCCCCTTGACGCGATAGGTCTTTCCCTCCTCCACCACGGCCCGCGAACCCCACCGCAACCGCTTGTTCTGGGCCACGAAGTGCCAGCAACGGATATGTTTTTCTTTCATCTGTCCTCCCGCGACTCGGCGGCCTCCTGTAGCCGCTCCTGCTCCTGCCTGCGCGCTACTTCGTCAACCGCCGCCTCGATGCGATACAGCAGCGGCTTGGGTAGATGCGCCGAACACGGCCCGTAGATTTCCCCATAACTGGCCGCTTCCGCCTCCCGGTCCCACATCACATCAGAGACGTCGTACTCTCTGCCGTCTACCTTGACGGTGATGTAGTCTGCTACTTCGTGGTCCATGTCGCCTCCCTCACTGCGTAGTCATGGGTATCGATGGTATCCAGACAGCCATCGAGCCCCGAGCGAATCAGTCGCAGCGCCGCCTTTTCGTTGTCTTCGTTCTTGTCAGCGCTGATTTCACTTTCCACGATGTGCAGCAGGTCCATGATGCGCGCTCTGATTTCGTTGTTCTTCACCGCTTTAGCCTCCTCAACCCATCGGCGATGGCGCTTACGATGAACGCCACGCCCGCACAGACCACGGCGAAAAAAGCGAACAGAAGAAGCATGTCTCCGATGGTGGTAGTGATTTCCATGTTCATACCAACGCCGCTTTGTGTTCACGCATTACCTTCTTCTTGCACTCCGGGCAGATGCCATGCGACACACCGCCGGTGTAAGTCCAGCGATGATTGATAGTGCAGCCGCACCACGCGCACTGCGTAATCATCAACTTCGTGGACAATCCGTGCTTCTTCGGCCCTTCCAGTGATTCGACGAACTGTGCTTCGGTCATTCCCCCACCTCCTCGGTCTGGTCCTCCCACTGGTGCAGATGCTTCACGCGCGCGCGGAATAGTCTGCGGCACTCCTCCGGTGTGCTTGCCTCGACGTGGATCACCGCGCCCTCTTTCGTTTTCCAGGTACGCTCACTCCATCCCTTCATATCGTACCTCCCTCACTCAATCTAACACCCATTATAGACCATGGGCGCACGCTGTCAAGTCTTTTCGAGAAAATTATTGTCGATTTATTGCGAACAAAAAAGGGCGCTTCGGCACACCAATTGCATGCCGAAGCGCAAAGGTAGGTACCCGTTCCCCTCACACCACGGGAATAGTATCAGAACATGGAAGGAATGTCAATAGCTCAGTGTACTAACGCCAGTGCCGTCAGAAACAGCGCACCGGCCCCCACGGCTACCGCCCCCCACCCTATCAGTTGCCACCGCCGCGCCTGCTTCTTCAACTGCTCATTCTCCGCAAGTAGCGGCACAACCGCTTCTTTCACCGCCTCCTCAGCAAAGTAGACATGCGCCGACCATACCAGATTACTTAGCTCTATCCACTGGTCCTCGGTGAAATATATTGCCACCTCCCCAGATTCCAGAGTTATGAAGTTCTGTAGTTCCGGCGGCGGCGTCATCATCGGGGGATCTTCCTCGGATGATATCCCGAACAGCATCGGCGTTATCAAGACGGTCAATAACAGCGTCAGCATCCATCTCGCGCAATTCATCTTCTCGTTCCTTCCGCGACTTCTTCGCCCTCCGCTCCCTGGCTTCCATCCATATCAGCAGTCCACCGATACCAGCGAATAGCCCGATAACGAAGGTGCCAAGCCAAACAAAGAAGCGCCCCATCGCATCCTTAAGCTTTCCCATTCTTCATGCTCTGCCAGACATTCACGCCAAGGTAGGCCGCCGTGATACCACCCCACAATAGGCCGTCAATCAGCCCCATGAACAGCGCTACCGTGGCTACAGTCCAGACGATGAACTTGCGCGATACCAGACCCTTGAGAAACAGATTCCAGTCCCACTTCATCCATGCCCCCGGACGCTGGCTTTTGCCGGGAGCCAGCTGAACCCGAGTAGCGCTATTCGGCGGGGAACAGAGAGAGAAGCCCCTGCACCAGCATCGTCACCAGACCAGCGACGATACCCGCCCAACTCGGAGCAGGAAGTTCCGCAAACTCCCACACACCTACGGCCAGCAAGCCGGTCACAATCGGGGCCAGCTTACCAAGCCATTTCTGCCAGGGCCAATCCTTCACCTTATGCCTCCTACAAGACTTTGAAGATTCTCTTATCCTTCAGATACCCATGGGCCACAGCCTTGCTCTTGCCCCACGGGTCATACACAACCTCGCTCCATCCGTTGCCGGCCACGAAGTGTTCCCATGGCTTCACTCCGGGCCGCTCGTAGACGAACTTCAATATCTCGATTTCCCCCGGCGCGCAACACCGCTCCGGCGGCTCATGCTGATTCGTGTAGCGCACTTGCATCCCGAAGTAGTCGAAGATGGCATCGGGGCGCAGGATGTAGCAGTCCTTCTCCATGTAGCCCAGATTGACAAGCAGATTGTAGAACACATTCACGGACGATGCAGAAAAGGACATGTGCCGCATGTTCGACACATGATACAGGATGCTCATATAGTAGCAGCCGCGCTCCCGTATCTGTAGGTTTAGGTCCGGGTGCCGCTGGAGAATCATTAGAAGAATACCAGCTTAGCGATGGCACCTATCGCCGCCATGCTCAGCGTTCCCATGAAGCCAATAATCCACCAACGCAGCGCCCGCATCTCGGCCTTCAATTCTTCTATCGACATGCCGAAGCCGTTGAACACCTTTTGCCGGATGGCCGTCACGTCCTCGGCCATTTCCTCCTGCATCTTCTCAAGGTGATTGAATCGTTCCTTGCAAATGTGCTCGTATACTTCGTATGACATTCATTGCTCCTATCCTAAGTACCAGACCTTGACTTTGTAGTACCAATCGTCAGTATCAATAGTTGTGAAATTGCCGGAATCATCGTAAAAGCCTATTCCGGCTGACCCAGTTTGAACCTTGAGAGTATTGTTATCGACCGCATACAAAGTCCATCCCCGGCTACCGGCGTTTGAATCAGCATCGCGCGGTTCAAAGCTATTAGCATCCGTCCCATCAGTGCTGATGAACACCTTGACCAGCAGTTCGCACAGCGGTGCGTTCAGGTTGTGCGTCACGTTGCTGTCGGTGTTCTTCGTGGTGCTGCTGCCCAGGTGGACGTTGGTCCAATCGCTGCGGTTTATCCATCCCGTGTCGTATCGGTACTGCCAGCTATTCATCTATACTCCGATGTAGGTATTGCTACCGGCGTCGTAGAAGTTCTGCGAGTGAAGGTTATGCGTCCCTATCGGTTGTAGGCGCACGTTGTCGATGAAGATGTATTCATCAGTGGATGCGGCGGCGTTAATGCGGATGAGCGCCTTCGCCCCCACGGCGTTTGCCAAGTTCACGTTGGTTGTCTCGGCAAGCGCCCACGCATCCGCTTCGGTAGAGATGTTGCCCGTAGTCTCGTGCCACGCCCCGGCGGCGTCTGTGGTGTAGCCGACGATAAGCTTCACCTCTGCCGTGGTCGGGGAACCAGTCGATAAGCGGTAGACATACGCCGATAGCTTGTACTGCGTATTGGGGTACAGGCCGTGAAGGTCGTTCTTGGTCACGTTGTCGCAGAAGCGATACTCGCCAGTGGAAGCGTCGGTCTGGGTTATCTTGTGAGAATAGGAACCAGCGTAGTATTCGGCGGTACTGCGCTCAGAGGTACAACCAGAAAGCGACATAGCATCGCCATGAATGTGCGGTGCATCGGTTGATTCACATGGAGAATGATCTATGATATTGCCGTTGTCTTCACAGACGTTGTTGATAACAAGTGTCTTATATACATCCGTTGTCCACATACCGATGCCGGCCGGTTCATCGCTTGCATCACTCTGGGCATTATTGACTACTTGATTGTTGGAAACGAGGTTATTGTAACTCTTGGTTACGAGGATGCCACCGCCAGTTATCAAGATACCATCTTGATAGTTGTCATGTACGGAATTGTTGCTAATGATACAGTTACTACCAATCACATCTATGCCGTAACCAGCATTAGTCACTTCATTATTGACTGCTTGTATTTTATGACAGTGCCACATCGACAATCCGCGTTGACTGCTGGCGCTGGTATCGAATATGCAGTCAGATATCAGACAATTATCACAATGCGATAGACTGCAAACACTACTTAACGAGTCATAACCTGTCACATTTGATATCTGCGAACCATTAACATATTCAAAATACAAGAGATCTTTTTCATTAGTATCAGCGCTGTTCCTGGTGACGCGCAGATTATTGACTTGAATTGAATTGATTTCCGAACCATCAGACCCTACTGCTTTGATGCCATAATCATTACAGTTCTTCTCGATGATGGTCTTCGCCCCGGCCCCGGTCAGCACAATGTTGTCGTAGCTTAGGTCAATCGCCGCCGTGATGTTGAACGTGCCTTCCGTCAGTTCCACCACACCACCGGCCCCCTGCAACTGACTAATGGCCTCCTGTATCTCTACCTGGTCAGCCGTGCCGTCACAGCGGTAGTCACTCGGCCCAGGATAATCCGGCGATGCTACCAGCACCCGGGAGAAGTTGTGCTTGTCCTTGAGACTGCCAGAACCGAGGAAACGCGCTATGGCCCCAGAGTCCTTCACCCAGTTCTGGTAGATTTCTCGGAAGGCCACGATGGTGCGCCCAACATCCCCGGCCTCGGATTCTATCTGCACATCGAAGCACTCACACACCGAGTCGATGTATTCTGCCTGGCCCGCGCCGCCCACCTGCACGGTGTACCATTCCCCAGGACAGTACCAGTAACAGCGCCCTGGTATCTCCAGCTTGTAGATGTGCCGCTTGTAGTTTGACGCCTTCCAGTAGTGGTCACACAGACTTTCAAGTTGATTCTTCGTGACTATGTAGTTGTTACCAAACTCAAGTTTCTTTTCGCCGTCGCGGGCGATGCTCTCATAGTCTACGAAGTCATCATGGACAAGACCCTTCTCGCCCGAGTAACGGAGGATCGGCTTGCCGTTGATGTGGGCAGATTGGAAGCGGCGCTGACTGCCGCTGGTATTCTGAATCTTGATGATAGCGCCATCTGAATAGGTCGTGGTATCAAACGTAACAAGAGTGAAGCCGCCCCCGGAGCCAAGCGTGCTGTTGCCCCAGCCGTTTGACCGCCAGTAGAATACCGCCTCCTTGACGCCGACAATCTCCTGGTCAGCCTCGTTCTCATAGAAAGCGGGCCCGCTCGGTTTCTTCCAGTTCCACCCGACCCACTTGACTTTGAGCGCCATCACACGGCTCCGTACTTCGCCAGATACCTGGCCGTAGCCCCACCGTCATCTTCCGGGTCCGGGAAATAGTCGTTGTTGTCGATGAGTCTATCAGACATGAAGTCAAACACGCCCGAAGCCTCGGCAGACCAAAGAATCTTCAGCGCCGTGGTCTTGGCGATCTTGACTCCATGGCCTACTAGCTTGTTGACTGAATCCTGCTCTATCTCAGACATCACCCCTGCTGCGGCGGCGATAGTCTCCAGACTCGTCGGGTCCGCCCGAGCCGTGCTTTCGTCTTGGAGCTTGGCCCGCAGCTTGAACGTGCCGCTTTCGTCCGCACCGATGTACAGCGCCGCTACCGCATCCCCGATTTGCTTGAGTTCCTCCCATATCGGCGCGCCCTCGTCGATGATTACCCATCCATGCTGGATGTCCACGGCATCGCAGTCAAAGCCGCAGGTATCGTAAGAGTCTGAATCCGCATCATCGGCGCTCTCGGTCGCGCTGGCCCCATCGTTGTTGTTCAGCACGAACCAGTTAAGCGCCTGGCCGCCCTGAATCAGCATGGCCCCATCCATCGACAGCGTGGTATCCGACTCCAGCGATACCTTGACGGTGAGCCTGTCACTGTCGCTATCGGTAATGGTGTGCGTGACCTGGTACAACTCCCATCCCGCGCCGCCGGTTATCGTGTCATAGGCCGCAGCCGTGCTGTCGTTGTCGCCGCCGGAATCCTGCTCGTAGATAGTTAAGTCACCGTTGGCGTTCGCCGCCGCCTTGAGCCACAGCGAGAATGTCCACTTCTCCCCCACGTTCAGCTTCTTTGTTCCCGTGAAGGTTACGATTTGCGTAACGTTGCAGGTCGCATCATCGTATACCAAGTCGCCCTGGTAGCTGCCGAACACCCCGCCGGCCACACGCGAGAAGGTCGGCGCGGTGCCCCCGGCCACGGCCCAGCTATTGCCTATCGTGGCGTTCTCAAAGCTGCTATTGGCTACGAAGTTGTAAATGTCTTCCTGCGTCGCCAGCCGCGCAATCAGATGCACCAGGCTATTGGTTTCCGTGGCGTCGGACAAATCCTTGTCTTCATAGGATACTGACTTACGCTTGTACTTGCGCCCGATGCGCGCCACGATGTCCTCGGCCCTAATCTCCACCATGGACATATCACCGCGCATACTGCGCCGACTGAACATCGCATCATCTACCTGGCCGATGAAAAACGGGTCGTACGAATTGGAGTACCAGACCTCGGCTTCCACTCGGCAGCGGGTCTGGAGGTACTTCTGCGTCACTAACCCGTTGAATTGGTCGGAGGTGGGGTCGAAGGCGGCATACTGGTCGTCCGACAACTCCCCGCTTTCGTTCAGCAGCCGCAAGGTTAGAGTGTTCGCGCCGGCGGCCCCGCTCTTCGGGTCTTTGACGCTCTTGCCGTATCCGAAGCCCTGCACGAAGCGGGTTACGTTGCAGCGGGATCTCCCCAGGGCGAAGCCGTCCAGGGAGAAGTAGATTTCCTCGTTGGTCACACCGCTGTAGTCTGCCGCAACCTCGGCAGCCGTGGCGACCTTATTGGGGAAGATGCGGATATGGTTGATTGTGTATCCACCCTCGGTTGCACTTAGATGCCGCATGGAAAACTTCGGGTACAGTTGCCCCTTAGCGTCGATGTTGCCATCCCATGCCGTGTCTGCGGCAACACGATTGATATACAGCGCCGAGCCCGCCGTTGTCCCCGTAGTCAAGTCGATGGCGCAGTCAATCATGGTCCAGACTTGCAGGTCCAGGTCGGCGGTGTAGGCAGCACTTTGCAACACGCGCGCCGTGCCCCCATCCTTCCATGCCAGCGTGTACTTATCGTCAGCCGCCTGGTAGATGAGCTTCAGGTAATTATTGGCATCGTAGTACCAAGACCAGATGCACTGGTCAGTCGCCACGTCATAGGCATGGGTCGGTAGCACATAAGCCCGGATGGTCAGCGTCGAGGTGAGCGGAAGCATGAAGTCGCCATGCCCGCTGGTTAGGTTATGCGAGCCGGGCTTGTTCGCTCCCGATGTAACCAAAGTGTAACCAAAGTCGTCGCTTGTCGCCGGATAGGCCAGTTGCCGGAAGTCCAGGTAGAAGCGTTCCTTGGCCGAGCCGATGGTGTGCGCCTTCTTTAGCTCCGTCTTCGCGCCGGCTGCGGCCCACTTAATAGCCACGCCCAGCCCCCTCCATCACCCTAGTGATTCGCCGTGCCAAGCCTTCTTCCTCCAGTACAGAGCCTTGCACGTTGACTATCACCGTCGGCCCCATGCCCCCAGCCCGATTCAGGGGAATCACCGCTTCGGGTCCGCGCTCACCGACAAGAGCCATGGTGGGGCGAGTGACGATACCACCAGTCCCCAGCGCCTTGATTGCACCGGCGGCCGCCAGAGCCGCGGTTCCGGCAGCCGTCCATGCGGCGATAGCCGGTATCTTCGCAAGGTTGCCACCCAGGGCCTCGGCCAGGGCCTCCGCAGCTTTGGCAAATGCCTGCTCGGCAAGCATCTTCATAATCGACGCCATGGCATCCCGCATGGCATCCTTCATGGCCTCTGCCCCGCGCTTGGAATCAACCACCATCTGCCCGAAGGCATCCGCAAAGGGAGCGATGGCATTCTGCACGGATGAAATCGTATCGCGCGCATCTTCAAGATTGGCCACCATCTGCTTTGCACCGCTATCATCACCCATGATGGCGTTGAGTCGGTCAATCTCCACCTGTATCATGTCCACCATGTCGGGGATGATAGACTTGCCCACCAGCTTATCGCTCAGCCAGGCGAACGCATCCTTGACGCCCTCGGCCACCTTCTTCACCGGCTCGATGATTGCGCCGAGTTTGTCTGTCAGCCATTCCTTGATAGCGATGACCAGCGCCTTGATTCGTTCGTAGGCATTCTGGAAGGCAGCCACGATGCTGTCCCAGTTCTGAATGACCTTCACGACAGCGAATCCCAGTGGCCCGGTGATGATACCGACAATGGTCGGCCAGTTCTTTTCAAGGAATCCCTTGATTGCCTCCCATGCGTTGGCGAACGCCGCCTTCACACTGTCCCACACCCCCACGAAGAAGGCAGAGATGGAATCCCAGTTCTTGATGATGAGATAGGCTGCGGCGGCCAGGGCGGCGACGCCAACAAGAATCAGCCCCAGCGGTCCAGAAGATACCAGAGACAGCACACTGCCAAAGCCCTGGAATACCTTCATCAGCGTACCGATACCAGACAGCAGCTTACCGCCGATAATCAACACGGGCCCCAGGGCCGCCGCCAACGCGAGCGCTTGCGTAATGGTGCGCTTGGTGCTGTCGCTCAGTCCGTTGAACCACTCCACCAAGCCGGAAACGTAATTCATTACCTGTTTGATGACAGGCATCAGGATCTCCGCGAAGGACACGCCGAGCATCACGATGTCGTCTTTCAGGGTGGACATCTGGCCCGAGAATGTCTGTGCGGCCCGCTCCATGCCTCCGGCGAACAGCCCACCTGCGGAGGTGGCGGCCTCAAATGCCTTCGCCACTTCCTCGGCGCTGATTCCCCCCTTCTCCATGCGGGTCTTCAACTCGGCCATGCTTTCCCCGGTTGCCCCGGAGATAACCTTGAGCGGGTTGAATCCAGCGTTAATCATCTGTAGCAGATCCTGGCCCATTAGTCGGCCCGCCGCCTGCACCTGAGAAAACGCCAGTGCCAAAGAGTTGAACCGCCCCGCGTTACCACCGGATATGTCACCGAGTTGCTTGAGATACGGAAGCACCTTTTCTGATTCGATACCGAAGCCGAGCATGGTCTTGGTCGCGCCGGCCAGGTCTTCCATGGAGAAAGGTGTCTTGGCGGCCATCTCGCGCAGGTCGGTTATCATCTTGCCGGCAGCTTCCGCGCTACCGAGCATGGTTTCAAATGCGGCCGCCTGCATCTCCAGATTGGCCGCCGCCTTCACGGCCTGCCTGCCGAGCAGGACCAGGGGCGCGGTAACACCGATAGACATAATCTTCCCGGCATGTACCATCTGCTCACTGACATGGGAGAAGTCAAATGATTTCTTGGTCTTCTCTGTCTCCTGCTGAAATTGCTTCAGTTTGGCGAGAGCTGCGGATACTTCAGTTTCTATGACCAGCTTGAGATTTTCCGCTACCACGTCTTTCTTCCTGTTCCTGGTACTCTTCCGTCTCGGCGTTCCACATGTTGACCAGTTCCACAAGCGGACCCTGCTGCTGCGCCCAGCCGCCCCCCAGGGGCCAGCCCCACTTGCGCACGTTGAGCCATATTGCCAGTTGTCGCGCGAATCCAGGGGTCACATAGTCCTTGATGCGGCTGCGGTCAACCTTGTACTTCCAGGTCTGCGCACCAAAGACTTCCCACGAGCCCGCAGGCCGAGTCGAGAAATACTCTATCTTCTTCGCATAGCCCCGCAGCCAAAACCACAGGGCGATTCGGAGTTTTTTAGTTCTTCCTCGTCTAAGCCCTTTTTGATGTGGCCGACCACCTCGGAGATGAGCGTGTACATTCCCGGTATCGCCGCAATCTTCTTCGGGTCGGTTATGGGCTGTTTGGTATCAGCGTCCACGAAGCCCTCGACGGACTGGACGCATGTATTCCAGATGGCCACGGCGTTAGTCTTGATCTCCAGCTCCACCTCTTCCTTGCCCTTATACACAGGATAGAAGGTTGAATACTTCTCCTCCTGCTCCGGGGTCATGTAGGTGTGCTGGACTACAATCTGCTCACCGCTGGGCAGCTTGTCGTTACCGCGCCACTTGGGTATGTAGGTATAGTTCCCTGAGATTCTAACTTCCATCAATCCTCCTAGGTTGCGAACGTATCAAGGCCGGCAGTCACCTTGCCGCTTCCCGAAAAGGCCACCAGCGCATCGACGTTGTTATCCACGTTCAGCGATTCAAGCAGAATCGCCCCGCGCCACCCCGCCTTGGCTCCCGTGGTCTTGTTGGTCAAGAACACCATCGTAGTAATTGACGGCGTGTTATCCTTGAGCATCCCGTCAATCAAGCTATACTGCCCAGTAGCCGTGTTCTCCAGGAAGCCGCTAAACTCCACGGTGTGCGCGCGCAAACCATAGGCAAACGTGCGGTCTGGCGTAGTGGTTTCAAAGTTCGTGTTGTCGAGCGTTTCCTGGACGAAGTTGATTTTCCAGTTGGTAATCTTGGTCAGCGTGTCAGTCCCAGCCGTGCCGAGAAAGACTCCACCGTCCCACCCTTCAGTTATTGCCATTCGCTACTCCTTAGACAGTGGACAGGCCGCCGCTCACCTTGCCGCTCAGAGTGAACGACAAGAGCCCATCGACGTTAGAGTCAATCCCGATAGACTCCACCATGACGGTGCCCTTGTAACCCTTAGCCCCCGTGGTCAGAAAGCTAATCGTGGTAGCCGTAGGCGTCCCATCTTTCTTCATGTACCCGGTAAGCGTCAACTGTCCAGAGCTGCCGTTGTACATGCCGCTCAGTTCCACCGTATGCGAGCGGAGTCCATACTGGAACTCCCGGTCCTGCTGCGTATCACCGAACTGGCTTACATCAATCGTCTCCTGGACGAAGTTGATTTTCCAGTTGCTGATATTCGCCATGGCGTTCGCGCCCAATTTGACGCTGCCATCCCATCCTTCAGCTATCGCCATTCATCTTCTCCTTATGGGTCTACATATCTAATCAGCGCGTCAAAGGACGCGTGAAACACGTTATCTTCCTCGGTCACCGGATGCGTGATAATGCCCCCGCAGTTAAGCGATACAATCGTCACCCCGTCCATGCTGCCCGAGAACTGGTCCAGGTTGTCCCGCGCCTTGTCTGCTGCGGTGAGCGCCGCATAGCGGTCGCTGGAGAACGCCGAGAACTGCACCCGCGCCTGGCCGGCATCCTTGTACGTCCCGTAGGCCATGGGCGTGTGTGGGTCGCTTACTACGAAGTACACCAGGTAGGGCATGCTCGCGCCCTGCTCGGCCTGCCGCCAGTACACCCTATCACCAAACTGGTCTACTACCTCCGTGCTGCTGTCTGTGCTGTGCAGGCGCACGAACAGGGCTTGCTCGATATTGCTACTTGCCATGACGTCTTATCGCCCCCTGTAGAGCCTTGGCGTAGATGTCCTGCGCCCGCTTGCGATTGTCGTCCAAGGCTGGACGCAAGTAAGGCTGCGCGCCCGTTCGCTTGGTTCCGTATTCCATGTATGGCGCATACTCTACTGCCGTGCCCACATGCAGCGTCCATTCATCCTTCGGGCTGTCTACCGCATCCCGTCCCGTGGCCGGCGGCTCTACTGCCGCCCTCTTCTTGTCCGTGGCCCAGGTGATAGATCCCGCCAATCGCCCCGTGTCCACCGGCGCCCGTATCATCGCTTCCCCGGCTATGTACAGACCGATGGTCACCAGGGCCCGCCCCGTGGCGTCCCGCAGGCAAGCGTCCCAATCAGTCTGCGTCCACTTCTGCTCAGGCATAGCGCTTCAAGTACAGCAACAGGTGGTGCCCCTTGCCAAGCGTGTCTTTCACGAACACCACGTCGTAGTAGTGACTATCGGTGCTCTTCAGTCGGTGTCGCTCGTTTATCGTTTCCGTGGATGAGCAGAATAGCTTATAGTCGAACAGTACCGTCTTTTTCTCGCCTACAATCATCTCGCGCCCACTGACAGGATTAAGACACCCTTTCTTCGCCGCACTGGTGCCAGTCGTCCACGCCGTTTCCGTACCCCACACCGGCCCCGTGGTAAGCGACATAATGCTGAACTGGCGATTGTAGTAGTCGCTAATCATATCAAAATGGCCCGCTTGTACTTGTTCAGTCCCGCTTCTACGCGGTCAGGATACGAATGGCTACCGATATACGTTACAGAATAGTCATCAACCCGCTCAGACTGCACCGCCTTCGGCTTTGGGTCGTCAAGCAGATACCATATCATCTGCGCCGCTATCACCTTCAACGGCTTCGGCCAGTTGACACGCGCCACCTTGATGTTGCCAGGCCACTGGTAGTAGGTCGTCTGTGACTGGTCTTCTATCGCCCCGGTGCTGGTCAGCGTCAGCGTGTCCGTAGAAGCGGTCTTGATGGTATAGAAGCCTTCGTTGCTGCCGCCTATCACTACGATGTCCATGCCAGCCTTGAAGCCAGCAGTGGAAATGCCATCCCCAGCATCGTGGATGTAATCCGCCCGCGTAGTGGCAATCAGAGTCGAGCCGCGCACAAAGTCAAACTCGCTTCCAGAATAGCGGTAGATAACCTTATCGTCAAAACCGTTGTTGCAATAGTCGGCTATGTCCTGCTGTACAATTGGAATCAGCGTTTGTATGCGCTCGTTGTGCGTATTGTCCTCAAGGTTGAGTATTGACTTGCATTCATCAACCGTCAGTAATGCCATTATGTCACCTTCAGAAGCGGATAGATGCGGAAGCGCACTTCATCATGCAGCGGCAGGCCCGCGCCTTCAGTGGAATCATAGTCAGCCACTATCGTTAGCACGCGCCCGCCTTTATCCCCAGCCCCAGTCAGAGCCAGGTCCGCATCAGACAACACAATATCAATTGACGCAGCCGGCACAGCCACAGCCACAGCCGAACGACTATTCATGGTGCGCCCCTGCTCGTCGCTGAGAGTCCAGGCTATGCTATTCGGTACAACCGATGCCCCCGAAGCATCCTTGAACTCTGCGGTAACGATGTAAGTGGAGCGTTCAACCGCCCGTGTCGTCAGCGTAGCAGGCATGGTTAGCTCGACGTATCGTCAGACCCAACGAAGGTGTAGGTAACGATAATCTTGTCTCCGCTATCACCGACCTTCGTCCCGCCGGAGAACACACCACCGGAAAGCAGGATACCTTCAGTGCTGCCGAAGTCTTCCGATGAAATCAGGAAAGCGCCTTCCACGGTAGTACCGTCGGCATCTATGTTGAACGTGGATTTACCAGAGCTGTTGTCCACGGTGTTCGCTGTGCGCCCATCCACGAAAGTAGGCCGCTGGGCATCGCTGCATTCCGTGGCCTCGGAGATGTCCGTGCTGGTCATCGTGGAAGTAATTGCCGTAGTCGCCAACAGCCCCATGTACCAAGGGTTGACCTGAGTACCACCGGCGAACAGAACGTCAAGCGTATGCTGTACCCCGACGTTCACGACAACATTATGGAACTTGTCTTCCCATTTCTTCCGCCCATGCTTATCATAGCATTCGGCAACAAACACGCCGCCGAGCTTCAACTTGTCACCCATCATCTACTCCTTAACTGAAATTGATCGTCGGCTGGATAGCTGTGAAAGTCACCGTGGCCCCCGACGCCGTGTACGTTATCGTTATGATGCCATTCGCCATAGCGAATACAGTTTCGCCCAGTTTCAATCCTTCGGTGACTGCCGGATACAATAGCGCCTGCGCGCTTATCGTTTCCCCAATCCGCATCCCGTCGAGAACGGTGCCGAATTGAGTACCACCGCCCAGTCCATCGATAAGCTCGCCAAGCCTTAACCCGTCCTGCGCCGATACAAACCATGTCAGAGACGACTTGCGCAAATCCCCGAGCTTGATACCATCCCCGACGATAACGGCAGAACCGAAGTTGCTTGCCAGCAGCTCGCCAAGCCTCAAGCCGTCCGTGGCATCGCGCTGATAATCACCCGACCCCGATACCAACTCGCCAAGCTTCAACCCATCGCCCACGGCAAGCTGCCATTCACCGTTTATCGCGCGCAGGTCGCCGAAGCGTATTCCCTCAAGCACCGACCCGGTGAGAGAGCCGCTCGGCTCCCCGATACCACCATACAGACCAAGCGCCGTGAAGCGGTCGGAATGGTCTACCGCAGCGTCGGGCGTCAGCAGCCCGAGTATCGAATACCGCTTCTGCTTGGTATCAATAGCCATTATGCACCGCTACCGATTTCTCCAAACGTGGCCGTAGAGCCGTCATCCGAGATAGTCGCCTTCTGGTCCCCCACCGCCCCAGCGTCGTTGTACAGTGACCAAGTGCTGGAGTCCTGCGTCTTCTTGTTGCGCCAAGACTTGTACAGGTAGTCAATCTTCTTTGCCAAGTCAGCCCCGACAGCCGGCGCACCCTGCCCCGGCTCGGCCCTGGCCGCCGTGGTAATCTTCACGTTACCCTGCGTATCGGTACGCAGCAGATTGGCCGGCGTCAGCAGAATCACATCCGCTACGTCAGTCGTACCCTTCGGCGTCTCCCCATTCACCATGATAGCGTCAGCCATGATGTAGCCGTCAGTGGTGAGCGCCGCCGGTAGCCGTGTGGTGATATCGTCTAGGTCACCCGTAGTGGCAGCCCCATAGTTAGTTAGTGCATCATCCAGAGAACCGGTGCTGACAGTACTCAGCCCGCTAACTGCGTCATCAAGGTCTGCGGTGCTAAGAGTGCTAAGGTCGGCGATAGCATCGGTCCACTCGGAAGAGCCGACGAATGCTTTAAGTCCACCATCGATATCGGCAGTGCCAAGAAGAGTTGTGGCCACGCCATTATTCTGCACCAAGTCAACTTCAAGCTTGTCGGAGTCTATGAAGATGCTGTTCCACTGCTTCGTAGAAACTACGTTGTATTCCTTCCACACTGGAAGACAAGCCGTAGCCGCCACCGACACGAACAACCGGCCCAAGGTATTGCTATCCGCCGAGGAGGCAAGAAACACCCGATACATACCATGCGTCGAGACACAACTGGCCTTCGTGCAATTCTTGTTCACAAGGGCCGCGTCGTTCTTCGACAGCTTCACCTTCGCCGTGGTCAGCGCTTGCGTATTGGAGCGCGTGTAGCCATCGGATGTCTTCAAGAAAGGCCCGACCATGATGACCGTCGTGCCCTGTTTCATTATAGGCATATCGTCAACTCCATATCAGGTAAAAAGCATCGATAACGGACCCATGTGCAGTCTCCGCAGCGGATGGGGATAGGTGTAGGGGGTGTAGCCGTCCGGCGGCCCGCTTGTCTTGTAGTCTCTGTCAGCCACCAAGTAGTAATCGCAACCATTTGCCACCACCGGGTTGAACGCCACCCCGTCATCCTTATTGTTCCAGAAACAGGCAGGCCAAGCTGCTTGTGGCGGATAGGGGTTTTCCACGGTCCACAGCCACTCATCCCCTTCTCTGCCGATCTGATCCCGCGACCACCAGCCTTCTCCATCCTCACCCTCCACTATCACGTTGCCGTCCCATAGAGAAGTGCCATCGGTGGCTCCCGCCGGTTCTCCTTGTGTAGACTCATCAAACACCCGCCTCACATCTATAGACAATCTGTTACTGAACTCTCCAACCAAATTGTTATCGTAGCAAACCCCTGTCCCTCCGCGAAGAAATAACCCTATCCAGGGCTGGGTACCGCTTTTGTTGATCGTATTATCATAGATTTCCCACCACCTGATTCCACGGCGCGAATCCTGTAATGCATGTGCCTCGATATATGTACCAGTAAGTGTGTTATGACGAAAAACAAACCGGCCACCGTCGTTCCCGTCGATGGCGTTGCTATGCACATCGCTCCAGAACTCGCAGTCCTCGACATACACAGCATGTTGGGTTCCTGGCGTCAGGGCACTCGCCCACTGATACATCGCTATCGCTGGGTAGGTTACGCCATTCCAACCATGCACCAGCACACGGCCCCGCTGGAAGTAGCACTGGTCCACCAGCCCTGTCGGTCCATACTGTGCCGTCTGTAGTTGCCCCGTGCAATTGATCGTGGTAGCCCAGGTGTCGTTGTAGAAGGAACACAAGCCGATGCGCCACCCGGTCCCGTAAGCCTCCATTCCGCCGTTGTTCACTCGAAAGCCAGTGACCTTCGATGCCGTTTCGTTCAAGTCGATGGCTGCCGCTCCGGCGCTTCCTCGACTGATGATGGTGGAAGTCACGCCAGCGCCAACAAGCGAAATGTCCTTCCCGGTGATGTTCGCCGCGCCAGACCAATTCACTTCCCCGGCGGGAACCGTTACAGTGTCGCCAGTGGAAGCGGTATCAATCGCGTCCTGAACATCATCAAGTGCGGCGGTGACAGCAACGATAGTCGCCATCAGGTTCTAAGCCTCCGATAATAGTTCATCAATAGGGGAACAATCGTCCCGCCCCCCGCATCAGAATATATCCCGATTGCTTCATCGTCGCATTTGATGTCATCGAAATCTATGACATGATCATCAGCGATGGCCACGTTTCCTATCCCCAACCGAAGATTATTCACTTGATAATCCCAGTTCTGATCCATGTCATCATATGCCGAGTCTCCATCAACCCAAACCTTTACTCCACCAGCACCTCCATCGACATCTCTCTTGGCTTGTATCTCGACATAATGCCACGCACCTAGTGAGAAGTTTGTAGTCGGTTCGGTATTCGGCAAACCGGAACCAGCCCCATAACACGTCCATCTAATGACCGGATACGGCGACCCGATACCATTAGTTAGAGTGCCAAAACTGAAGATTATATTATCACTATTCAGAAGTTGGAACATGAACATGTTGTGCCAGTCACCAACTCCGCAAAGCCCGGTCTGCAATTTTACATAACACCGAAAATACAAGTTACTTGCGGTTGTGAATGTCTTTTTTCCATAACAGGCATTCGTCGCCCCATCTCCGGTTACTCGATACCCGTATGTACCATGAGCTTCGGCTGCATCACTAAGAACAAATGTGGCCGTACCACCATCAACTACATCTGACCACTCCCAAGGATCTGATGCGCCAGCGTCTTCGCCATCTATGAGCCAAATCCCAGTCGCTTCAGCCATTCACCAGCCCCCTCAACCAAGCGCAGAGTCGACAACGGTGTTCACCGCTTCCAGTGCCTCCCGGTACTTCGGGTCCAGGGTAGGGTCCGACAACAACGGCGTCACCAGCGCCACGAACTCAGCCCACTGCGCCGCGTCCACCTGGGCGATGTCTACCGTCTTCGGCACGATGCCAGCGAGGAATGTGACGGCTTCGGTCTTTGTCAAAGCAGTATCCTCTTGTGCGCAATCACAGCCGTGTTAGACGACTTCGCCGAAATCTTGATGCTCGTTATCTGCGAGCAACAGAACTCCGCGCCCTTGATCCAGGTCGTGCCGCTGTTAATCTGCGTTGCGCCCGACAGCCCCGGCGCGACAACCGAAGCAAGCTGCACCTCGCTGGAGATGACAACAAAGTCTGCCCAGTCTCCAGTAACCGCCCCCATCGTATCAGTGATGAATACGGCATCTACCGCCTTCGCCACCTGCTTGTATCCGGCCCTGTGGCCTCCATCAAATCCCATATTAGACTCCTACTTTGTTCAACTCTCCTGTCTGCGCGAGCCGCAGCCAGTATTCAACTTCTTTCATAGCGCCCAACTGTTCCCTCCGCTTTCCCTCGGCTTCGTCCCGCTCCTGCTCCCTGACCCCCGCCCCATTCGACAGCCCCTCGAGACGCTGCCGGAACTTCATGCACAACGGGTTATATCCCTCGTAGCCGTACAATCCTTGCGAGCGCAGCAACGCACCGCCGGCTAGAAAGATGTCCATGCCGGCCCCCTCCATGCGCCCCAGCCAATACTCGCAGCACGGCCTCTGCACCGTGTACTCTTCGCGGTGTTCCATATGGACTCCCGCCAAAAAGACATGCAGCGGCTTCCCAATCTTCAGGAAAGAATGATACGCCCACGCCAGCATGTAGGTAATGGTCGTGGTCTGATATCGCCGATACATCAACACGTCTTCCAGCGGGAACTTGATTGAACGGGGAATCGCATCGTAGTGGTCGTGCATATACAACGGCCCCTGCCAGCGATTCAACCGCTCCATCACGTTCTTGTCACCCCAATAGCTCTTGTCGTGTAGTTCAAAGAGCAAGTCCGCACGCCTGAATGCAGGGAAAGTGACAACCTGCGCCACACCCCATATCTCGAACTCCGGGTCGGTCCACGGGGCCGCAGCCATCGTGTCAGCGGTCCCTAGGATTGCCAACTTGTCTTTGTCACACAGCGGCTTGCCATTCGACGGCACAACCTTGTTGCTGGCAAACGCCCCCACCCCCGGCGTCTGCGGCGGCCTCGTGGAGCTGCTGAAAATATCAGTAGCCTTCACTGCCGCTGCCACTGCCGCAATCTTCGACCAATCTGCTTTCTTGGCCTTGGCCTTATTCAATCCCTCGATATGTTCCTTAACCTTAGCCTCGGTCACACTGTCCATCTTCACCCCTTGTTATTGGTTTGATTTGTCCGTCTACCAAACCGAAAGTGATATATTCCGGCTGGCCGGCGGTTAGCTTCTCGTACTCGCGCATCCACGCAAGCAGCTGCTCTTCGGTCCAAGGTTCATCCGGCCCGCAACCATGGGGACACGCATACTGCGACCCCTTGTCCTTTGTCACCCCGAACAGCCGGCAGCGCATGGGCCGTTGCTCGTACACGGCGCAGGTCGCATCCGGCTTGACAAACATGCAGTACTCCCACACCTGCACGTTGTCACAGATGTAGTCCGGTGCCTTGACATCGATGTTCTGGTAGCGCTCGCGCATCCTGATTAGCTCGCTCTCGCTCATGGTGCAGTGATAGCAGCAGCAGTCGGCGCACCCCTCGATGCACTCGAAGCTCGGTATCTTCGCCCTTAGTTCGTCCAGTGTCATAAAATGGGGCCGGAGTTTCCCCCGGCCCCGTGTTCCTACTACGGAAGCAAGATAGCCGCAACGCGGGCTGCGGTAGATCCGGTCTTCCCCATGGCGACGTAGACACGCTGGTCACTCGTCTTAAACCTTGCGGTTTCGAATGGTCCAAGCATGGAAATACTCAATAGTCTGGTCGAAGACGTGCAGCGCCCGATGGCGGTCTGCGCCTTCCCCTTGGCATACTTGGCCTGCTTGATCTTCAGGCGGCCCCGCTTGCCATCGGAGAAAATCTTGTCACTCGTCCCGGAACACGCAGTCCCAGAAGTCCCGACGTACCAAGTAGACCCAGCGGCCACCTTGGTAGTCTCATGCGCAACAAGGAAAACGATCTTACTGGCATCCCTTCCGGTAATATCGACGTAAAAACCAGAGCTGGGAGTCGTGAAGTTAAACCATCCGATGTCAGCAGCGTTGGAAGAGTTATAATATGCAGTAGAAAGCGTGCAAACAGCAATAGCCATATCTCAACCTCCTTTCAGCTGGCTTCAGCGGTGTAGTCGGCATACAGGACGCCCAGGTTATTGGCGCGAAGAACCTTCGCACCATACAGAAGCAGGCCCTTGCACAGCTTCTTGAACCCGACAGTCCCGCTCGGCTCGATATAGGTGCCGGTCAACTGCTTGGCCAGGGCGATAGACCCGCCATAGCCGCACAGAATACCAGCACGCTCAGTACCACTCTGATGCACTACGTTGTTGGAAACGTAGACATCAAAGCCATAGAACGTCCGCCCCATGTAGCCGGCCCCCAGGGTCGCAGAATTGGCGGTGTCAAGAGTAATCTTGGCAAGCACCATCTTCTGATAGAACCACGGGGGAACCACAATCCACCGGGGCTGCGGCGTATTCGCCTCGTCCAACTTCTGCTGGGCCAAGGACAGATACTTGAGGACGTTCGTGCTCGTAACGTCAACGCCGGTCGTGGTGTTTCCACCGATTGCGACACCCGCCTGGCTGTGAAGCGAAGCGATATACTCGTCCACTTCGTTCGCCAGACTCCAGGCCGCCTGATCCAATGCCGTCTGCAATAGCTTGGGCTTGGCCTGTGCGTGTTCAGCGTCATCGAGCCAGAAGGCGTAATACTTGCCCCGGTCGATGCGCAATTCCTTCTGCGCCGAGTTCAACTGCTGGATGGTAAGTACACCCGTAGAGGTATTCGTGTAGCTGTTGACAGCGATAGTTCCAATCTCGTTGATCTTCACCACGTCGCCAAAGTCACGAATCTCGCCCTCGTACTCTTTGGTACACACATTACCGTAAACCAGCAGATCATTCAGGCGTCCAAGAACCATACCGCTCCAGATTTCTGGAACGAAGTTCTTCAAGATGTTTCCCACTATGATCTCCTGTTATTCTCTATCAAACGATTCCGCAAACAGTCTTTCCCGTTCCTCTTTAGGAAGATTGGCGAATGTATCCTTGCCCGCAGGGTTTTCCTTGAAATCCTCGACTGCATAGGATTTCTGCTGCTTGCCGCTTCCAGTCTGCGGCTTGGGCGTTACCTTGCGCACGTTGTCTACCTTGTCTCGTTCCTTGACCCACTTCTTCATAATCTCGCGGGCATCGGCTTCCATCTCATCGGAGTTCTTGCCAATGATACGATTCGCAAGAAAGGTCGGGAATCCATCGAGCTTCGCTACAACTTTCGCGCGCTCTACTTCCAGACGAAGCTTCTCCAGCTCTTCTTTCTCGGCCCCGCGCTGTTTCTCCCACTCGGCGCGTTGCTCGTTCAATTCAGATTCCCGAACCTCCAGTAGCTTGTCCTTGGACCAGGTAGCTTCCTGGAGCTTCTTTCTCTCGTTTACCAGCTCGGTGATCTTCTTATCTTTGCCCTGATTGTCCTTGCGCTCGTCTTCCAGCGCCTTGGACGTATCTTTCAGCATCTTCTCAAGCTTAGACAACCGCTCTTCGATGTTCGGCGCATCGTCTGACCCCGTTTCCGGTGCCCGGCTTGCAGCCCCCGTCTCATCGGCCATGACTGTTTATTTCTCCTTACCAGTATTTCCCGCCCTTGCTGAACATCGCCAGTCCACGCATAGGGCCCCCGCCAGAACTAAGGTCGTACTGCCTACAAATGCGGGCGTACTCCGAATTCTGTGCGGCTCCTGCACCATACTTCCGCTTGCAAAGCGCAAGGCGGTACCTAATCTTTTGTTTCTTTGACGGCATCAGTGCCTCCAATATTCAGCGCCCTATGGATTTCTAAGGCGCGCTTGACCATCCACTCATATTCCTTATGGTCTGGGTCTTTCCCCAGGTCCACGAAGTTTCTTTCATGCTCGGTCGCCAACTGCGAGAACACCCGCTTGGCGTACCGCTGATTGATCATGTCCAAGATGTAGTCTTCTATACTCTTCTTTCCGTCCATCGTACCTCCGCTACTTGTGTGTTTTCGCCCATTCGTCATAGGTGATGTAGTCCACCACCCCTTCATCTCTCACCCGCCGCACCGTAGGCCCGTAGCCCTTGATCTGCGGGCGAATCCTGCACCTACAGTTTATGGCGAAGCTCGGTTCCCCGCTCTGCATCGGCCCCGCCACCCACACCCCAAGCGACGGCACATACCAACCCTTCTCCGGATCCGCCGCCTTACCATCAAGGGCACCATGCTCCGGCCTGGTGCGCCCATCCAGCGTAGCATCCCATATCTCCTCTACGTCTATGTCCAGTTCATCGCGCGCTGTTTCGATGGCCTGCTGCTGGCCCATCACCGCCGCCCGCTGCCCCTCGGTGCGAGCGATGCGGAGATACCCGCTTGCCTCCCGCTCGATAAACTGCTTCACACCCCTGGTCATCTTCGGGTATGAATCACCGCGCGTGAGCCCCTGTGCTATCACCCGCCGGATACCGATAAGCCCGTCACCCTTTATGCCGTCAAGAGCAATCTTGCGCAGGTCATTCTTCAGCGCCTGCTCGACAACTTCCTTCTTCAGCAGCCCCCACTTCAGCGCCACCCCGGTTGACTGGTCGATAGCCCATTCAGTGCGAAAGAAAGCCTCGTCATACTGCACAGCAGCCAGCTTGTCGATTAGCCGCCCGTTCCTGCTAAACGTCGGACCAAGTATGCCAGTCAATTCCTCATGCAGGTTCATCATGCGGTTGTACTTGGTCATCTCGGCGTTCGTCAGCTTGCCGGCCTTGGCGTACTTCTCGTAGACCTTGCTCAGTGACGCCCGTATATCGTCGAGCGCCATCTTGCAGTTAATGAATAGCTCCCGCTCGTAGGCATCCTGTATCTTGTAGATGGCCGCGAATATCTGAGCGTTCAGCTTGGCAAGGTCGCGCGTCACTTCTTACGCTTCTTCCTCTTCTTTCCGCACGGCATCTTCTTTCTCCTCCGGCGGCCCGGCCACCTTGGCCCGCTCTGCGAACATGTCCAGGTCGACCTGCATCTTCGCCTCTTGCTCGGCCTTCAGTTTAGCAAGCTCGGCCTTGGGGTCCGCCACAAAGTCAGCGAAGTTGTCAAGCAGCGTCTCTTCGCTCACATGACCCGCATACTTCTCCATCAGCTCGGCCATCAGCATGGATTTGTCCGGCTCGTTGCGGTCCATGATTATCTCTATCTCGTCCGGGTCGCCGTCCAGCTGTGCATACTCCGTGATGATGCGGATGCGCTCTTTCAGCCCACGCTTGAAGGCCGCTTCCTTGGCCCCCGTGAAAAGCTCCATCAAGTAGATGAACTTGTCGATAGTCTCGCCGCTTGTCCCGCCGCCCCACTTGTAGTCGTCCAGGTTGGGGATACCGCTGCCCCGGTGGATCTCGGCCCGCAACTGCTCCCCGATGTAGCGGATGAACTCCACTTCTATCTGTTTGGTCAGGAACTCGATGGAGTCGTCTTTGCTCAGCAGCGAGAAAGCCCGCTTGTGCTTCAGCTTCTCCACATCATCGGCGGTGATAGTGAAGCCCTTGGCCACCAGGTAGGCTTGCGCGAAGCGGTCAAACTCGTTCATGCTGTCCGACATCAGGATGTCGTAGGCGTCGATAAGCGATTGCACCGCAGCGAAGTCGCCCATCAGGTCTTCATTGTTCTCATAGACCACAAGGGGCGGCTTGCTGTACCCATGAGACTGCTCCCCCACCTTGGTCATGGGGCTATTGTCTTGGGCCCGCACCCAGTCTTCCTTCACGTCATCGTAGTAGACGCTGATGTACTCGGTCTTCTCAGCCTCCACGGTATAAAAACGAATCACGGCGCGCAGGTTGGGGATGATGTCGAAGTCCCAAATGGGAATAGTCTCGGTCATGGGCACCTTGGCGAAACGCGCCTCGGTGTCCAGGTAGCCAGGCTGGTTGTCAATCAGCGTCGGCTCTTCCCGCAAGCCCTCGTTGTACAGCAACTCGTAGCCCTGGCCATGCAGCGAAGTCTGCCAGCCGATGCGGTACGTCTCCATCGGCTCTTCGTTCACATCGAAGATTTCCTGGAGCTGCTTCAGATAGCCTTCGTTCTCACTCTCGTAGGTGATAAGACCAGGCAGGAACATGTAACCAGTAATGAGCGACAGGATGCGCCGGCCGTAGGGAACTACGATGCGATTGGTCGGAGCCCCCACCGGATAGGTACGACTCAGGATAGTCGGGTTGTTCGCCTTGCTGTAGGCTTCCCGGTCCTCTATCTCCGGCAGCGAGTCACGCTTGAAGTCCTCGATGATGTCGCTTATCTGCTGGGCGGTAAGCCGCTTGTCAAACTTTACCTTTAGTTTTTCCATCTCGGTCCTATCGGGCTCGGCCAAAGCGTCCTGCTGGCCGGCGGGCTGAAATCTCTAAGGCGCGCCAAGTCTTCCAGGTACATGGCGTGCGTGAACTCGTCGTCACTAACCTTCTGCGGCTCCGGGGGCTTGGCCTTCTTGGCTATCAAGTCCTTGATGTTTCTCATAACCCCAGCGCCGCCGCGCTCACTTGCGCCACACCTGAAGGCGCGTCCATCTGCATCACCATGTACCTAAGCGCGTCCATGGCGTGGTCGTTCTGTTTCAACGGCTCTTCCTTGTCGTTCCTGTCCTGCTTGCTGTCCTGCCAGCGGTACGACTCGAACTCCTTTATGACGTTCACACAGCGGCTTGAGACGAATAGCCTGGGATACCCGTCTCCCTGCACCACCAAGCGGCTCTTGACGCGCTGTAGGCCCGCCAGCACGTCTTTGCGGGCATTTGTGGCATACACCCCAGAGTCTCGCAACTCGGCTATCTCTTGAGCATCGTGATCAGCAACAGTCCAAGCATAGTGATGATTGCGGCTGTTAATGAAAGCAGCGTGCTCTTTGACAAGCATCTTCGATCGATAATGTTCGTCATAGATGTATAGGCGACCGTCATGGTCAATAGCGCCCCACAGGCAAACAAAAGGATTTGTATAACCGAAGTCAATCGCTCTAACCCTCGGCCAGCTATCCGGCAGCGGCATGTCCTCATAGACGTGCACGTTGCGGCTGAACTCCGAATACACCAAGCCCTCGAAGGAGACAAACTCCCCCTCTATCTCCTGCTTGGCGTACTCCCCGACGTAGTTTCCCTGTAGGCTGCGCAGGTAAGCCGGGTCCAGGAAGGTGTTATCCCCGGTGCGCGCGTGCACCATCCGATAGTCTGGATCTTCCTTCTCTATCCAGTAATGCCAGACCCAATTGCGGCCCTTTGGGGTTGTGGTAATCCAGGCGCAGGGCCTGTACCCCTGTCTGAGGCGGCCAAGGATGATGCGCCACACTTCATCGTGCATCTGTGCGGCCTCATCAAGGTACGCCCAGTTAAGGTTGACACCTCGTAGCCGTTCGGGAGCATCAGCGCTTCGGAACAGTACCTTCGACCCATTGAACACCACGCTAAACTCGGACTTGTTGTAGTCGTAGTGCCGGCCCTCTTCGTAGCCGCCCATTTCAAGTAACGAAAGAAATGCGCGAAGCGTTACGTCCCGCATCATGGGGAACGTAGGCGCTACCACCATCCCATCCTGCCCGTCATGACACTTGAGCAGCGCCCGGATACAGCCGGCATACGTCTTCCCCGACCCCAGCCCAGCTATGAAGCCGGTATACTTGGCATCCGAGAAGACGAACTTGTCCTGCTTAGGTAGAAGCCGTATCCGTGTCGCAGTCGCCTGCTCTAACAATCGTCAGCCCCACAACTTCGTTAATGTCGCCCGTCACTTCCATGGCCTGCCGTGGCTTGCCGATGAAACGATCCATGATGTAACACAGCGCCTGGAGATTGCCCCCAGCAGCCATCTCATGCAGCTTGTCCACAAGCGCCTGCACAGTCTCGGCATCTTCGTACTTCTTAGCGAGAATGGGCGTGAAAGTATCTTTGGGTCGGCCCGTGCCCCGATGCTCTGGATGGTCACCAAAGCCCCCTTTACCTGTAGGATTACCCATCTTGACTAACTTATTCCGTAGAATCCTTCGGCAACCACAATAATGGGAATCGCAATAATACGATTCCCGAGCTCCTCATACACTTGGTACGTGAGCTTCTTTACCAATCTGCGCGGATTTTATTGCTGTTCTAAGAGCATCGCATAACACCAAGGCTTCCGTGGTCGTGAATATGAATTCATTGTAACCCATACGGCTGAAGGGCCAGCCACTCACGGTCCTGTAATTCTTCGTATCAATCTTGCGTTGTTTGGCGAGTTTTTTGTCCGCATTCTGCACGACAACACATTTGGCTATTTCATTCGCATTGTTCAAAATCAGAATAGCACAGGCCCCCTTGCCCTTGGCCTTATCGAGATGGATTTTCACGTCACAAGGGCCAAATCAGCGCAGAGAATAGATATGACCAGAATCCGCCACAAACAGCAGCACCCACAAGCAGAAGAATCCATCTCATTACCATTATCAACATCCTCCATTTCAAAGCTATGCTTGCAACCAAAATGTAGACACTTATGTCTACTTGCCGACACAAAAGGCGGGCAGTTGCAGCACGGAGCACCAACACTCCGGTATTTTGCCTTACCCGCCGCAAACAAGAAGGCCCGGGGCAGGAGCAAGACAGCTACTACCACCCCAGGCCAGAAAAGCCGGTCATTTGTTGGGGAGGCTGACCGGCAAGCCCCCGGGAGGAGGGAGCGAAGCTCCGCAATACGCCGTCAGAGCGGCGGTTCTTTTGGGCTATGGGGATGGACAGAGCCGTAAAGACCAGCCTCTATATACTAGCTACATTTAGGGGGTTTGAAAACGTGACAATTTGTCACGGTTCCGCCTACGCCAGTCCCTTTGATAGGCTGCTTTGATAGCTTTGCGCGCACAAGCGCAATAGCACTCAAACTCCTGTCCGTATTCACACCTCTGCCAGATCCTTAGCCACGCCTCTTGTACGTAATCCTCGGCGTCCTCGATGGTCTTTGCCCGGCCCTGCGCCCGCTTAATGACATAATTCCGCAGGTGCGGGTCGTTGAATAGGTTGACGCACTCTTCTCCGGTCAATTCAGTGTCACCTTGATTTTGTTCGGGTCATCCGGCGGCTGCTTGCGCTGGAACTGCGATAGGAAGCTGGCCAAGGTAAGAAACACGTTGCTCATGGTCAGCACCGCCTCGAGCAATTCGCCATAGTTCTTTTCCAATCGTGTTATGCGCGCCTCGGCCATCTTCAGCCGCTTGTCAAACTGTCGGTCTGTCACCGGACTATCTCCTTGTACCGTCGCCGCGCCACCTTCACCGTCACCCCCAGCGCCTGCGCCACATCCGTCTGCCGCTTTACGGCCCAGTAGGCTTTCAGTAGTTCGTCCTTCTGTGGCGTCCACACCAGGCCCCGTGGGTCGAATCGGCTTCTCCCTGGTAGCGACTCAAACAGCCGCACCATCTCCGGGTCAAGCGTCACAGTTTCAGTGCGTGAGACGCAACCTGTTTCAAGTTGAGCAGATGCTTTCCGAATGCCCATGTATTCCTGTCCTCTATGTCAAAATGCAAAAAACCTATGTCGATAGTCCCTGTAGCGCGCCGCGTGCCGAACTTGGTAAACCCCTGGAGCGCCGGACAGATGACTGCCACCTTGCCCATGAATTCCACATAGACGTAATAGTGAACGTGCGCCCTCACTATCACGTCGCTGTTCGGATACCCGGCCAGCTCTGACCACAACATCGACCACACTACATCGCGCATCAGCGGCGTGGCCCGCCCGTAGGGAATCACACTACGGCTCACCTGGTGGCGCACATCGAATACCAGCCCGTTTACGTCATACCACTCATGGCCCCCAACCTTAACATCCCCGGCCTTCAACTGCCCCGCCAGTACCGCCTCCCAGTCTTCCTCGTCTCCAGTGTGGTAGGGCGTTCCGTGAACCATGACCACAGTCTTAGCCTTGGCCTGGTCGATGCACTCGGCGGCCATCTTCACTTGCTCGTAGCGGTCGGTAGTGATTTGCTCGGTGCCCCCGCTCTTCTCCCCTTGCCCGTCTATCGCATCGCCCACCACAATAGCGATATCCACGGGTTGCAGCTCGGCCAGGTTGCGAGAGTAGAAATCCCATAGCGTGCGCTGGAACTTGGAGAACTTCTTTCGCACCCGGTCGCTATCATCAGTCGAGAACATCTGCCCCGGAGGAGTGAGCCCGCCCATGTGCCCACAGTGCAAGTCCGAGATGATAACTACTCGCTTCATGCCAAGCCTTTCAGAATCTTGTACATCTTCTCCGCTCGTTCCCAATCCGCCAACGTGTCTATGTCCACCGCCTCCTCCGCTTTCAGCACCAACGGCGCGGCGTTGTGCATCATCCACGTTCTCTCTATCATCAGCGCCGGTACATGCGCCCAGAAAAACTGACCCGCGTGCTGGTAACATTCGGGCCAGTCATTACTCGGCTCGAAGTCGTATTCCGGGAAGCGGCTGAACACGCGCCCGTCACGAATCAGCAGCGTCCTTTCTATCGGCTTGTCTGGGTACACTGGAAACGCCGCGCTGTAGCCGTCACGCATCTTGCGGAAGCCATCTGAGATTGTCTCCGCGCGAATCAGTGGTGAGCAGGCATAGACCATACAAATAAAATCGTAATGTATGGCAGCCAAGCCGTGCGATTCCAGCACGTTGAGCACCACCTCCACCATCGGCGCGGTGTCCCAGCACAGCTCCGGCTTGCGCTTGAAGTACACCGCCCCCGCCTTCGCCGCAATCGAACCTATCTCGTCGCTGTCCGTGGATACTACGATGCGCTCAAACAGCCCCGTGTTCTGTGCCGCCTCGATGCTGTAGAGAATAACGGGCTTGCCATAGAACTTGCGAATATTCTTGTTCGGTATGCGGCGGCTACCACCACGGGCAGGGATGACGCAGATGTTCTTCATGCCGTCTCCTTCCCGTAGAAAGTGAAGTAGATGCTATCCCAGTAAGCCCCGCTCCAGTACTTGCGCGCCGGCAACGTCGTCGTGTACCCGCCCCGCTTCTCAATCTCATGCACCCAGAACGTCCACGCCTTGCTGCACTTGTAGCACTCACCCCAGACGTTCTTTAGATTGAGATGGTTGAAGGCTTGGTCGAGTATCAGTGTCAGCGCCGCGCCGCCGTAGCCCTTGCCGTGGTGCTGCGGGTCGATGAGTATGCTCACTTCTCCGGTACGTGTCTCCCACTGGATGTTTTCGATGCCACCGTAGCCAACAAGCACCACCGGCTCAACGAATGCTTGCCAGAATCCCCAGTATCGAGTAGTCGAGCGCCGGTCGCAGATAACGTTGCGGTAGTAGTCTTGCTGCTGCTCGGCGGTAAGCATGTAGGGTGTGCGCAGCGTCTCCATGAATAAGTGACGCCACTGACGGACTTGCTCCATGTCTTCGGCCGATAGCGGCCGCAATTCAAGTGTCACAGACTCCCTCCCTTTGTCTTTACTCGAAATCCCTCCCGGTACAACTCTGCCGCGATGACGTTCACCGGGAACTCATCCAGCGAGAAGCCGTTGAGCAACGTGACGGCGTGGATCCACTCATGGATTAGTGTCTGCTGCCGCAACTCCCGCGGCATGTTGGCGTCTATCTGTATCATCGCCGCCTTCGGGTCGCAGTTACCGTAGTGGCCCTCGGTGGTAAGTTGGGGCTCGCGTAGGTCGATGGTGAAAGGAATGCCGAGAATGGTAGTAGTCACAGTATCGACCTCAGCTCTTCCGGCGTTATGGCGAACGGCCCCGCATCGGCACCCGTCGAATCCTCCAATCGGTAATGCTTCTCCCAGTACCAAGGCCGATATTTGTGATACAGATACAGCCCCGGTGTGTGGTCGCTGATGCTGTAGCTCAGATTGTGCCCATACATCGTCTCGTACACCGTGGGGTTTGCTGGGTACTCGGCGATACAGTGAAAGATAATCAGACGGCCCTTACGGTGCGCGTAGTTCTCCCACACGTATTCCCGCTCTGCCAGATTCGGCACTGACACGAACACTGGGATATGCTCTGGTATCTCTTCGATGAGCGAATACAGATGCGGCCGCGCCGCTATCTTCACGAACACCGGCTCGATGTCGTAGCTCAACAAGTATTCAAGTGAAGCCTCATCAAACACACTGGCCGTTGTCTGGTAGCCCTTCAGATATGCGTACCACTCGGCTTCCTCGAAGACTTCACGCTTCAGCGGCGGCACCCCAGACGGCACCGAAGTAAACAGTTGCCACTTGATGACGATGCGCTCACGCATAGTGTCCACCGCCGCCAGTTCGTCTATCATGCGATGAACGTAGGCAACGTCATTCTTCGACGTTTCCGCAGAACCAAAATCCAAGACTATCATAGTTCCCCTCCCGCGCCCTTCGTACGATGGCCTCCACGGCATTACGCTTCATGCCATACAGGTCCGCTATTTGTGGATAACTAAGACTGGTGGTCTTGCGGAGAAGGATGATGCTCAAGTCTCTCTCCAGTCTGTGCGCCCGCCGCTTGATGTCTTCTGCGATGGTCGAACTCTGCGGCTCCCGCTGCTTGCGCGCCCTTATCTCGGCAATCTTCTCCGCCTCTTTGTCTGTCCACTCCACCACTACCCCGCCGTAGTCTGCTGTCACCCAAGTACCTCGATATACTCCAGGAGCGCCGCCAACTGTTCCGGGTCCAGCTGCTCGAAGCGTCCGTCATTCACCAGATACCGTCGATTCCCATATGGCCGCCTCGTAGCCTCCCGCATCCTTAGCGCCTAGTAGCCCAAGTCTGCATGAAGTGAGCTAATCTCGTTCCTCAATTCTTTAACTCGCATATCGCCCTCCTCTTCGGTATCTTGCGCCGCACTAACCGGCCCTCATGAGTCCAACTGTTGATTTTCTTCCTAACTGTCTCAGTCGCCATGCATCCTATCTCCTCGGCAATCTCGGAGACGTATGCGCCGGCTTCGTACATGCATTTCACCATCGGAAACCAGCCCTCCCAGTTTCGCTCGTTCTGGTTCTCCCACAATTCCGGCTGAAGTACAGGCCACTTATTGTGAAGACGGACAACCGGCGGCACTTCTTCGAGCGGCAGGCACTTGTAGCCGAAGCAGTCAAGCATCAAGACTCTTCGTCTTGCGGCGCAGTCTTCTCGTCCGCCTCGGCTTCCTCGCTCGGCTCCTCAAACTCATCCCAGTCATCGTCTCGGTCCCACTCTTCGTCATCGTGGTCTTCGGCCCACTGCTGGAAGCAACTGGCTACCGTCTCCGCAGAGTACCCGCCGGCCAGCATGAATCCGGCAAACGCCTCCACCATATCAGCGCCCGAAGCATCCCAGCCCAGTTCCACTTCATATCGCCGCTCCGTCACTTGCTGCGGATGCTCCCCCATGCTGCGCCGCGCCTCAAAACTTAGTTTCACTTGGTACCTCCTTCTCCAACTTGTGTACGTTCGCTACCACCCGCAAGAAGTAGCCGCATTCCCCAGTGTCCTTGATTGGTGAGCCAACAAAGTAACTCTGATACTGATTCGGCTGCGCAAGATATCGCCAGCAGTTCTCCCGCAACACGCACCCTTCCCCATGACACATCGTTATATCCGGCATTTCTCTTTCTCCCACAGCCGCTTGTACGCCGCCGCTTTACGCTTGGCTTCCGCAAGTTCCCGCTGACGCTCCGTCTCCGCACCGGACACTATCACGCACATAGTCACCATCCCCATGACCAACGCCCCGACAGCCGTCACCACAAGCCATATCCAGTTGACCATTACGCGCCTTCCTTTGGCACCGACTCGTAGATAATCCAATCCGGCTGCGCCGGGTTGTCTTGCTTGTAGCCGTTGGGGAAAATGACTATCTTCACCCGGTCTTGCCCGATGTTCAGCGACCCGCCAAAGTACTTGCCCTTCTTGCCTTCCCGCTCCCACAGACCGCCCAGTTTAGTTCCCGCCATCCCCTACTCCTTTCTTGCCAGGATCGCCGCTGGCCGCACCCAACTACGCTGAAAGCGCCGCCAGTCCTTGGCATATCCGCCGTATTTGTCGCGGTAGAGCATCGCAAACGGTATCATCTCCAGCGCCAGCACTTGCCGCATCCTCTCCGCCGCCGCATCGAATGAATCGCCGCGATAACCGCACAGCACATAGCAATACTTCTGGCGCAGTTTGAAGTGTACGAGCTGCGCTGCCGCAGTCCGTAGCGGCTTCAAATCGTCCGGCGTATCGTAGGCAAAGAACATGGCTGCCGGCTTCAGTGCAAAAAGCGCTTCAATCATCCACCACTCAAGCCGCTCCGCTTCCAAGCCGCCGGTAAACTTCGCCCGTCGCTTCTGTCGTGCAAGCATGGCAAACACCGCTTCAATATGCGCCCGCGAACATGCAAGCAAATTGTCGTCTAATACATTCCACCCATCCTTCACGGCCAGTTCACGCAATTTCCCTTCCCGCTTCCACACCGAACAAAACCAGCAGCGATTCGGACAGCCGCGAGAAGTAATGACGTATCCAGGTGCAAGATACCGTCCCGGCTCAAATTCCCCACCAGATTGCCCTAGCGCCGGTCCGCCAACCTTTGTCGGTGCCACGTGCCGCCACAACTTCTCCAACCGCTCCGCTTCCGGCAGATCCCAAGTGAAGGCCACGGAAACATGCACCTCGTCGGCTTCGGCGAACATGTCCGGCTCTCCGATGTACGCCAGCGAATCACTCGGCGTCGCTTTTGTGCGTCTCGGAAACACCCGGATCAGCCGCACTCCCCTACTCCTTTCCCAGCGTCGGACAGTCCGGCGCGTGGCCTTCGTCCAGCACCCGCCCGCAGTACGGACAGTGCGCCCGTTGGTGAGTCGGCGACGCCCGCGCAGCGTGCCCCGTAGCCGCCGGCAACAAGTCGTCAAACTTGCCCGCAAACGTGGTGAAGCCAAACTTCACCCGCTTCTC